GATTATGTAGGGTGGTATCGAATCTCGAAATCCTTGCTGTATAGAATAGATATGATCAAGTGCGTTATAGGTGCGATTTAATCGGGTGGGATTTATCGAATCAAAATGATTCTTCCAGCTTTCTTCTGTTATTTTCCATACTGCATCATAGTATATGCGTCGGAGAGATCTTTCTTCTCTAGGGGTACATCCACGCTCCACTGCTCGTTGGTATATTTTTTCTTTAACTTCTTTTGTTTTACTTGGATTATCTACACCATATTTTTCTAAACAAGTTTGTTTAGATTTTTCTCTATCTACGTCTGTGTATGTTTCAAGATTTCTATATTTGCGGCCACGCTCTACTGCTTTTTTATTACCGTCTTGCCGTTGTTTATTTGCTTGTTCTGTATGGGCATTTGCGTAATCGCCTTTGCTCCACTTATACTTTTGTTTTGCAGTTCTACTTGAAGTTGTAAGGTATCTGTTTTCCCACCACTTGACTGGAATATTTTCTACAGGACAAAGTGGTATTTCATAAACATCATTTACTATGTGCCAAATCCGTTGTTTAGCTAGTGCTGTGTCTGGTAGGAATGATGTTTTTTCTAAAACCTGTTGCCAAAGATCTGGATGTGTTTTATATAGATATCGTGTGGCTGATTTATTAGCAGAGGTGTCTGTTTGAATAATGTTTAGCAGTATGTTTTTCATACTACTATTTATCACTACCCTACTATTTATGTTATTTTATTCTTACCCAATTATCCTATGACCCAAGTTAAGGGAGCACTGCCATCCACATAGTTCTTCAAATCTTCCAGGCACTTGTCCATAGCAACCTGGGCTTCGCCTTTCATTGCTGCACCATTTAGAGTGCCGCCACCCTGTGGGCCGGCAATTTGTCCAAATTTCTCACGTGCTTCACCAATGATCATTTTGCAGTTGGCTGTCATATAATCGCGGAACCATTGCCGAATTTGATAATCGCTGAGTAGGTTGAATTCTGGTTTAAGATTATAAGTCCATAACAAAACACTTTCGCCTGTACCTTTTGGATCGCGGATCAGTTGTAGCTTTTTAGTCACAGGATTCCAAGTATAGTTCATGTAAGCGCCAAACATACGTCCAGCAAGTTCTACATATTGGCTGTAAAAGTCATAGGTAGCAAGACCGCCGGCTACGTTAAAGTTCATTAGATAAACGTTCATTGACGCTTGGCTAAATGGATCAAAGTTTGATGCAAATGGGCCTGTTGAATCGCCAAAGGTTCTACGGAAAATTTGTCTAACAGTTATAACTTCCTGTGGCAAGTCATAGATGTTGACATTGGTAACCAGCTCTAAAAAACTATAACTTTCTTCGTAGGCATTTTGTGCTCGCTGACGATAAACACCCAGGGTACGTTGATAGGCTGCTTCGTAGTGTTCAGCATCCAGCTCAAGGTCAATGATCTGTGCGCCCAGTTGCAAGCGCACATAATCAATCAGTTCTTGTTTTAGTGTTTCTGTGGTAGTTTGATTTTCTAATGCCATTAGGGACTCCGTGTTCCCTGTATTTAGTACATTACCAAGCCCAAAGTATGATTAGGTTATCGTTGCCACGCCCGTTAAACTTGGTTTCCGTAGCCTTGATTTCTTTAAATACTTTTCGTGCCGCTGGTTTACCTCCAGCCAACAAGAGCTTTAACTGTTCTTGAGGTTTTCTTAAAGTTTTAGAAACGGTTTGCAAGGAGTCAAATCCCACAATTGCACTACCCTTAACTGTAAAGGTTCCAATGTGACTGTCGGCCACAACATAGACTAACTTGCGTTTGGCAGAGTCAAAAAGGAATGCTTCGCTAGCACCAACTAACTTTGTTACTGGCTCTGATTTAAGTTTGAGCTCATCAAACTCTCTAAGGAACTTAAACTTGCGTGTGAGTTTTTCTGGACTCACAGCTTTCTTGGCACGAGGTTTGCGTTCTACTTTTTTCAGTTGAACATAACTGCCGCAGTCGTTGATTACTGTTTCACAAAACTTGACACAGTTTTTTAATTGTAATCGTGTAAGGTGGCTGTAACCTTCGACTAGGTCAGCGTCGGTACCTTCTAGGACTTCATTAAATTCTGCTAGACGTAATTCCCACACACGACTAACAGTGCCGACCATGTTGGGACTTATGTTCATACCACGCATCAAGGCAATTGGTTTAAAGTCTGCTGACATTTTAGCACCAGCAACAATAAAGTCATCAAACATACCTTCAAGCTCGCCGCAACACTCAGAGATTTTTTCACGCAGATGATCTTGGATTGTAAGTTTAGCTACTGCGGTATCAGCATCAACTTCAGACTGTTCGCGTTTCTTTTCTTGTTTAACTCGAAGCATTTGACTAATTTGCTCATCGACAATACTCTGTTCGTGTTCGTTAAGTACCAGTCCAATTAGAGTCATACGACATACCCAAGCTGGGGTCACACGAATTTGGCTGTCAGGAATGCCACGCATTGTTTTAGCATCAACCTTGCGCCCATTATGTTCTAAATAATGGCACAGCATTTCTTTAGCATCTTTTTTGCCATAGTGATAGTTGTACCATTGGAATGCATTAGCCAAACTGCTGAGACGATTTTCTTCTGTGGGTTGGAATTTCCACTCGGGCTCGTGCCCTACATATTTGGTTTCAGCACCCTTGGGGTTTAGTCTTTTGATTTCGTTTGATTTTGCCATAGTCTTTATTGTATAGGAAAGTTTGTGTAAGGTCAACCAAGTAGGCTTGCCAAGGTTATATGTTGTTCCAAATTAGTTAATAGGTTGTCAATTTTTTGTACTAATTCACGATAGCGTAGAGTTTCTTTATGCATCCTACGGCATTCTACACTTTCCATATCTGCGGCCACAATAGCTTGATCTACACCTTTTATCATTTTGAGCAGATCTCTGCGGGCCACTTTGTTTTTGACCGTAGCAATGTGTTTTTCTGCAGAATCCAAGCGTTGAAATAGTTCGTCCATTTTGTAATTATACGAGCTTTTGAATTCATAGTCAATCTAACCGCTAAATACACTACTATGCCACGCCTTAGCCTATACCGTCCTAACAGATCTAGCGATTACCAATTTTTAGACCGCACTATTAGTGAAATGTACACTGTTGGCGGCCTTGACATTTATGTTCACAAATACCTCGGACCCCAGGGCGCAGGCACAGACAACGGCAACAACGATGCTACCATTCCAAATTATGCCACAACAAATCCCTTGTTTATTGAAGACCTGTTGCTGTTGGAAAACCGTGACCGTGTATATGATCCTGACGTGTTTGTCATGCGTGGAGTATATCGCACACAAGACATAGATTTTGATCTAACACAATTTGGCCTATTTTTAAATGGTGATACGTTGTACATTACCTTCCACTATAATGACATGATTGATACTTTTGGCCGCAAGCTCATGGTCGGTGATGTTATTGAGATTCCTAACCTAAGAGATTATAATCCACTTGATACTACCTTGGTTAAAAGTTTGCCTAGATATTATGTAATTCAAGATGGCAACTTTGCATCAGAAGGGTTCAGTGTTACCTGGCTACCACACCTATGGCGTGTCAAAGCTACTCCATTGGTCAATGCTCAAGAGTATAGCCAAATAATGAATCAACCGTTTATGCCAGAGAATATTTGGGATCCGGGCAATTTTTATCCATCAAACGAAATTGTTAACAATGGTGGCACTTATTATACAGCCACGGGCAATGTACCGGCTGGCACACCAATTGATGCGGTAAACCCTGGCACTGGTTTACCATATTGGACCGCAACTACACCCAACACAGTAGGTGACAAACAAACAACCAGGCCAAAAGATTTGGCAATTAATGATGCTATCTTGGCACAGGCCTATGAAGAAGTTCCGTTATCGGGTTACGATAATGTAAAATTTTATATTCTGCCAACTCAAAATGGTCAACCTGGATCGGGGGGTCTTACAACTACTACCGACGGCCCAACTAGTGCTGGTGATCAACCAGGTCTAGAGGTCACTCCAGACGGATTTGGGTATGTCCGCGGTTACCTAACTGGCGACACACATGCGCCTAACGGCCTGCCAGTTACACCAGGTGTACAATTTCCTCCACACCCAGCCAACGGCGATTATTGTCTACGCCTAGACTACTACCCTAACCGCTTGTTCCGTTATAACGGACGAGCTTGGTTGGCCATCAGTGACAATGTTCGTACTGATCTTGACTATGCTGCGGAGGCTCTTACACAACGAGCCAGTTTTGTTAATAATACATATACTGTGCCTACTACGGATATTGGTAACATTCCTAGTCGTCAAAGTCTTAGTAAGATTTTAGAAATTCAACCCGACAACGGTGACCAGGGTGGCGGATTACCACCTAACCCAAGACCCCCAGGACGCTGATGTATATCTATACAATTAAAAATCTCGTTAATGGTAAAATATATGTAGGGCAAACTATTCAGTCCAATGCTAAGATGCGCTGGTATAGTCACCAAGCTGATGCTCGCAACGGCAAGAAAACCCATTTGTATGATAGTATAAGAAAATATGGTGTTGAAAACTTTCTGTGGGAAATTATTGACCAGGCGAACAGTGTAGAAGAATTGAATGAGTTAGAAGCCCGTTGGCTTGCTCATTATCGGTTACTTGGCGAAGTTTATAATAATCGTGAAGCAGGTAATAATAAACTACATAGTGCTGAAAGTATTGAAAAAATGCGTAAAGCTAAACAAGAACAACATGCAAGACGCAGGGCAGAGAATGGTGGTGTTGAGACAATGAATAGAGTATTAAAAACCGCTGGATGGAAGAATTCAGCACAGGCTAAATTAAATAAAAGTATTGCTCAGAAAAAACGGTTTGCTAATTTATCAGAACCAATAACACTTACAGAAGAACATAAACAAAAAGTTAGAGATGGCGTGTTGCGTAATTGGGCAAAAAGAAAAGCCCTCCAGGAGGTAAATTAAAATCGCTCAGTACTTCTACGACGAACAAATTCGTCGCTTCCTATTACAGTTTGCTAGAATCTTTAGTAACTTTGACGTTGAATTTGGAACCAACGAAGCTGGTCAAGGACCTGGGTCTACGGTAGATACCTTGGTGCGTGTACCGGTACGCTACGGAGATGCTAGTCGTCAGGCTCAGACTATCTTACAAAACAATTCAGCCAGTGACATGCCATCAACACCATTGATGACATTTTATATTACAGATTTAAAATATGATCGTCCTAGAATGCAGGAACCGTATTTTGTACAAAACATGTCAGTTCGGCAACGAACATATGATTCGACCACTGATAGTTACGAAACTACACAAGGTAACGCATTTACTATCGAGCGTGCCATGCCCGTGCCATATGAAATGACTATAAACTTAGATATTTGGACCAGCAATACCAATCAAAAAATGCAGTTGTTGGAACAAATTTTAACCTTATTTAATCCCAGTTTAGAAATACAAAGCACTGACAACTATATTGATTGGACTAGTTTGACTGTGTTATATCTCAAAGATGTACGTTGGTCCAGCAGAGTTATTCCTGTTAATGCTGACAATCCTATTGACGTTGCTACACTATCATTTACCTTGCCTATGTGGATTACTCCGCCGGCCAAGGTCAAGAAACTTGGTGTTATTGAACGTATTATTACCAGTGTGTACGACGCCCAGGGCGATTTAGTCAACGCATTAACCAACAGTGATTTATTGTTAGGTACTAGACAACGATTTACACCCTACAGTTACCAGGTCTTATTAGTTAATAATAAATTGCAGGTATTGCGGCAACAACAAGTTGTTGATGAATCTAATGCAAGTCTGACAGC